GGCTTGCATATTTTCCCATTCGGTTTTTGCTGGATCATATACAGATAATAACTTTTTCAATTCACTTTTTCTATATTTGTATCTATGTTCTCGGGTTTGAATACTTTTTTTATTCATATACCAATAGTTTGGAGAAGTTTCTTTTACAAAAGAAAATCCACATTTGGAATATCCGCATTTTTCCTTTGAAGAGAACCTTCTGTCAGCATATGTTATTATGCTTTTTGGAGAATGCTCTTTTATAAAATGAGAAATAAATTTTGACATTATCCCAACAATTGATCCGGTTGAACAAAATCTATACAATTCATATTCATCCTCTTTTGCCGAGTTTCCTAATGCAATTCTATTTTTTCCAAATGTAATTACCGAAACCAATTCTCCATTGTGATACGCACCATATTTTATAGAAGATTTATCTTTTCCTTGAATGTGTGTTTTTTCTAAAAATGAATTACATGTTTCATTTGAAATAGATTGTATAACACATTTCCGCGCATATATTTTTGAAACCTTTGCTGGACATAACAGATATATAAGTTTATTTTTTATTATGTCTTGTTTATGCAACCATTCATCTTCAAATATATGAATCAGTTGTATTCCAGCTTCCTCACATCTTTTTGTTTTGTATATATGATAATTTTTATACTTTTTGCCCGCTATTTCAGAATGCCAATAGTTTCCATTTAATTCTATTGCGATGTTCATTGAAGGAATATAAAAATCTATTTCTTGACCAGATAATATCTTTCTATTGTATCTTTCTATATCAGATTCTTTTATTAGAGTGGTTAAAAACGTATATAATTCTTGTTCTATTATAGACGTACTATCAACTGGAAAACAAGTTGGGCATCTGGGTGTATAGCCATGAGTAAAACAATCGCTGAATTTTGTAGAACACTTTGAGCACTCTACAGGATATTCTTTATAATTTTGACAATTGATATATTCTTCTTTTTTAAATTTTAATATTAAACCCGATTGCTTAGATCGTTCTTTTATCTGCTCATAGTATATTTTAGAGAGTTTTTCTTTTTGTTTGTTTTTAACAAGCTCTGTTGTGATTGGGTGTATATGACCATACTTTTCTAGGCATGTGTTGTTCTTTTTATTTTTCACGCTCTCGTTGCTTGCTACATTTTCAACACCATATTTTTTCAAATTTGTTTCTTTTAATTTTGCCATCACATCTTCGGATTGAAGTGCATGTTTTACCCCCAAAGATTTAAGTGTAGAATTTTGTTGTTTAATTCGTATGCTTAAATTTTGCTGTGGATTTTCAACGCCGTATCGTTCAATACATGTTTTCTTTTGAGCATCTTTGATTTCTTTATTTTGAGACGGAGAAACAGATCCATATTTTTTTATACAAGTAGCCCGTGCCTTGTCTTTGACGCGATCCGATTGTGCCGGATTTTTTACTCCATATTTTTTAATATTACTCTGCTCACGACGTTTCTTGGTTTCTTCTAACACGTCAGGTCTGCGACGATATTCAGAAAAACAACTTGAAGAACAATGCTGCTTTGCTCGTTGTTTACTTGCAAATTCAGACCCACAATTTTTACACAATAATGTTAACATATAGCTTTTGCTTCTGCGATTGCTTATAACTATTAACAATTTGATAAAAAAGTCAAATTATAATAAATTTTGTATATATTTATTTATTACAAAATGCGTTGTTCTTCAATGCGAGGCAGTATTAATGTATCTTGAAACTCTAATAGTTTCACAACCCAAAAGGATTAAAACTATTATGTCAGATTTATTAAAACAAGCAATCGCCGACGCTAAAGCCGTTCGCGCTACTGCTCTATCAAATGCCAAAGCTGCTCTAGAAGAGCACTTCGCTCCAAAACTACAAAGCATGTTGTCTGAAAAGCTACGTGCCGAAGTCGAAGGTGCTGAAACAGAAGAAGCTCCACTACCAGTTGACGCTGGAATGGAAGCCGGTGCCGGTGAAGAAGTTCACGCAGACGCCGCTCAAGACGCCGCAATGATGGCCCCAGCTCCAGATGCAAATGCACCTGTCAGCGAGCCAGCCGTAGCCGAAGAACCAGCTGTTCCAGTTGGCGAAGGTATGGGCGAAGAAGAAATGGAAGAAGAAATGGATGAAGTTCTTGGCCAAGGCCACGTTGATCCAGTTCAACAAACTCACATCTACACAGAAAGTGAAAAAGCTTCTTCTGACTATAAGAAGACCACATCAGGTCACAAAACAGAAGATCCAGGTAAGAAGATGTATGTTGACGCAACCAAACTATCTACCAAGGGTTCTCTACCAGCAGGAAAGAAAGACGCGAAAGCTTCTTCTGACTATACAAAGACAACAGCTGGTCACAATACAGAAGACCCACAGGGTGCTTCCAATGAATTATCCAAGGGACAAAAGAAGACCGACTCTGGTACTGCCGCTTTGAAAGAAGACGACAGTAACTACGAAGTTGATGAATCTTCTCTTGACGAAATCCTAAAGGAACTAGAAGACGGTCTAAATGAAGTTGGTATGGAAAATGAAGCAGCTCACGAAGCAGCTCCAGCCGCTCATGAAGATGAAGAACTCAACCTAGACGAGCTTCTATCTGAAACGGACGATCAAGACTCCGATGAAGAAGAAATCGAAGAAGGTAAACTTCCAGCCGGATTGGCTGCTTACCAAGCCAAAAAAGCTGGTAAATCAGAAAAATCCGACGACGAAGAAGACAAAAAAGAAGAAAAAGAAACCGTCAAAGAAAACATTTCGTTGAAAAAGGAACTATCAGAATACCGTAGCGCAGTCGTTTATCTACGGGACCGTATCAATGAAGTTAACCTGCTTAATGCTAAGCTGCTTTACACGAACAAATTGTTCAAGCAAGCCAGCCTAAACAATGAGCAAAAACTGAAAGTTATCGAATCATTTGATCTCACGAAATCGGTTCGTGAAGCCAAACTCGTATACGCAACCCTAGCCGAATCGTTTAATTTCGGTGGCAAAAAGACAGTTGAAGCAGCTCCTAAAAAAGTTGTATCTCAAACCGTCAAAACCATCACCGAAGGATTAGCTTCGAAAACAGTAGCATCAACAAAACCGACAAAGGCCGCAGTTTTGACAGAAGGAGCCGTTATGGCAAACCGCTTCCAAAAGCTTGCCGGTATTCGTAAGTAAACCAAATCAACAACAAATATAGGAAATAAAAATTATGTCAGATATCAAATCACTACTAAACGAGACAGCTAACCCAATGGTTCAGCTAATGTCTCAAACACGTGGTCTAGTCTCCAAGTGGGAAAAGACCGGTCTTCTAGAAGGCGTCAAGGGCGATATGGATAAATCCCATATGTCCATCCTTTTGGAAAATCAAGCAAAGCAACTAATTGACGAAGCTACCCGCACAGGTACCTCCGCTAATTCTGAACAATGGGCTGGCGTTGCTCTCCCACTAGTTCGTCGTGTGTTTGCTGAAATCGCAGCTAAGGAATTCGTTTCGGTTCAACCGATGAATCTTCCTTCCGGTCTAGTATTCTATCTAGACTTCAAATACGGTTCAAATCAAGCCGGTAAACCAGCTTTCAACGGTCAATCGTTGTTCGGCGGCACAGGCACAAAACTAGGTTCAACTGACAGCGCCACCAACGGTCTATACGGCCAAGGTCGTTTCGGTTACACCATGAATGACCAAACAACAACCGTTACTGGCACGTCCACAACCGGTTCTTGGTTGGATGCAAAGTTCGTTCCAGAACTTTCTGCTTCCGTTTCTGATGGCCAAATCATGCGTATCACCGCTGACTTGACCGGTACAGGCTACGATGCAACAGGCATCCGCGCTTTCACCGTTTCTGGTTCCGGAATCGTTGATTTCTATCCAGCATTCACAACTGTTGACACAGCTACCGACGTTGTAACATTCGTCGTTTCTGGTTCTGCTATCAGTGCCACTCCATCGGTACTAGTTGCTTACCACAAGCAACCAGAAGCTGCTTCACGCGGCGACTTCGAAGATCAAGGTGCCGGATTGCCAAACGCCACAGGCGTAGCAAACGACATCGGCATTCCAGAAGTTAACCTAGAGCTAAAGAGCGAAGCAATCGTTGCTAAAACTCGTAAGCTAAAGGCCGTCTGGACACCAGAATTGGCTCAAGACTTGAACGCCTACCACTCGATTGACGCCGAAGCCGAGCTAACAGCTCTTCTATCG